TTAAGTCGGCAAAAAATGAAGTACGCGATGCGTACCAAGAGGGGGTTGCTGAGAAGATTGCAGAAGCACAGGAAAAACTGGCTGCTGCTACCCTTCGTGCTGCCCAAGCCGATAAATTTACCCCTACCCCTTTACAGCAACCCGAAACTGAAGTACAAAGCAACTTAATTGCACCACAAACTCCTCGTTTAGATGAGAAAACCAGTGCATGGATTGGTAAAAATCCGTGGTGGGGCACAGATCCAGAAATGACGGCTCTGGCCCTTGGTTACCATCAAAAACTAGAGCGCGAATTTGGTGCCGGTTATGTAAATACGGATGAATATTGGCGTAAAGTTGATGAGACTATGCGTAGGCGCTTCCCAGACTATGACTGGGGAGATGAAGAAATTAAAACGACTAACGGGGGCGGCAAGCCCGTTACGCGCACTGAAAAACCAGCCGCCACAGTGGTTGCTCCGGCATCCAGAAGCACATCCTCCAAAAAGATCGTGCTTAAGCAATCGCAAGTTGCTATTGCTAAGAAACTTGGATTAACCCCCGAGCAATATGCAAGGGAATTTGCAAAATTGGAGAACCAAAATGGCTGAAAACAGACTTGCACGCGAACTTGAAACCCGATCTGAGATCGAGCGTCCTAAATCATGGCAACCCGCATCGGTGCTGCCTGAGCCGGACAAACAACCCGGATACTCATATCGGTGGGTACGTGTTTCTGCAGGAGGAGAGGCAGATAGTAAAAATATCACTTCCAAACTCCGTGAGGGTTGGGAGCCTGTCCGTATTGAAGAACAACCCAAGTTCCAATTGTTGACTGATCCCAATAGTCGTTTTAAGGACAACATTGAGATCGCCGGACTGTTACTCTGCAAGATTCCTACGGAGTTTATGGAACAGCGTAAGGCTTATTACCAGCGCCAGACCAGAGACAACATGGAAGCCGTAGATAACACGTTTATGAGAGAGAGCGATAGTCGTATGCCACTCTTTAGAGAGAAAAGGTCTTCGACTTCGTTCGGTAAAGGTAAATAACTTTTAACGAGGTTAAAATGGCATATCCCACCGTATCAGGCCCTTACGGGCTAGTACCGATCAATTTGATCGGCGGTCAGGTGTTTGCTGGTGCAACTCGTCAAATCCCCATCGGTTCCGGTGAAACCACCGCCATTTTCTATGGTGACGTTGTTAACCTGAACTCGGATGGTAATGTGACGAAACTAACCACCACGGACTCTGGCTCTGCAGTTGGTGTTTTCCTTGGTTGCACATTTGTTGACCCGGTTCTTGGTCTGACTTTCCGTCAGTACTACCCCGGTGCTTTGACAAACTCCACGATGACTGCATACGTGCAGGACGACCCGGATGCTTTGTTTAAAGCCGCAGTATGTGCTACTGGTACAACAACCATCAGTTACTTAAACCGTACTGATGTCAACCGTAACGCTGCTTTGGTTCAGAACCCCGGTTCTACGACTACAGGCAACTCTGGTGTAGCGATTAATAACGCTTCCAACACCACGACTACCCTCCCAGTTCGTATTATCGACACTGTTCCTGAGACAGCAATCGCTGGTTATCCCGGTTCTTACACAGAAGTGATCGTGAAATGGAACTTTGGTGTACACCGCTATTACAACGCTACTGGCGTATAAGGAGCGAATAAATGGCTATTTCACGCGCACAACTACTGAAGGAACTGCTCCCTGGACTGAACGCCCTGTTTGGTCTTGAGTATGCTCGTTACGGCGAAGAGCATAAAGAGATTTTCGATACCGAGACCTCTGAGCGTTCCTTCGAAGAAGAAACCAAACTGTCTGGCTTCTCAGCCGCACCTGTCAAAAACGAAGGTTCTGCCATCGCGTATGACAACGGTCAAGAGGCATGGACTGCTCGCTATAACCACGAAACCATTGCTCTGGGCTTCTCGCTGACGGAAGAGGCAATCGAGGACAACCTCTATGACTCCCTGTCCAGCCGGTATACCAAGGCTCTGGCTCGTGCTATGTCATACACCAAGCAGACTAAGGCTGCTGCAATCCTGAACAACGGCTTTGATACCGACTATACCGGTGGCGATGGCGTACCCCTGTTCAGCGCATCGCATCCGCTGGTCTCTGGTGGCACCAACAGCAACATCCCGTCAACCCCTGCCGACCTGTCGGAGACCTCCCTTGAGGCCGCCGTTATTCAGATCGCCGCATGGACTGACGAGCGTGGCCTGCTGATTGCTGCAAAGCCGCGCAAACTGGTTGTTGCCCCGTCAAACATGTTCGTTGCGACTCGTATTCTTGAGACGGAACTGCGTGTTGGCACGGCCGACAACGACATCAACGCTCTGAAGAGCAATGGTTCGATCCCAGAGGGTTACACCGTTAACCACTTCTTGACCGATCCGGATGCTTGGTTCCTGACGACTGATGTTCCCAATGGTCTGAAGCATTTCGTTCGTACCCCGATGGCAACATCAATGGACGGCGACTTCGACACTGGCAACGTCCGTTACAAGGCCCGTGAGCGTTATTCCTTCGGTTGGTCGGATCCGCTTGGCGTGTTCGGCTCCGCAGGCTCGCCCTGATAAGGTGCTGTAAGGGAGGGGGGTTGCAAAACCCCCCTTTTGTTGTATTCTCAAGGTACTAGGATTTTTAGCCTTACCGACTGACCTAGCAGACTTAGTAGAGACGGTATGGCGATGTGCTACTACACGAAAGGTTCATCATGGCACTGACCACTTTTTCGGGCCCAGTCGCGTCAAATAACGGTTTTATTGGCGGCACGGCTTCTGACCCCATCGTTGTTACTACTGCTTCCAACGTATCTTCTTCCTACGTAACCGCCTCAAATACGACTGGCGATGTACGTCTGAACTATTCCCGTCTGACGTTTACTTCCACTGGCTCAGGTGAGACTGGCCGCTGGCTGACCCGTGTTACCGGCGCTAATGCCGCTACCGGCGGAACTGTAAACGGCGGACATATTTCCCTGTCGGTTAATACCGGTGGCTCGATCTCTGGTGCCGCTAACGGCCTGCGGGTTACCCTTGGTGCCGCAGCCAGCGTAACGGTTGGTGGCACGGTTGCCGCCCTGCAAGTTGATTCTGACCTTGGTGCTGGCGCAACATTGCCCGGAAATGCTTCGTTTATCCGTGTAACTAACAGTGGTGCAGGAACAATTACCAATCTGTTTAACCTGCCAGATGCTATGGTTGCCCCGATTGGTGGTACGTCTACTACCGCTACCCAAAAAATCCGTTTCGTTGATTCGGCTGGTACTGCGTACTTCTTGTATGCAATTGAAGCCTAATGCAGATAACGAAAGAGTTTTTGCAATCGGAGATCAAGAAAATGGAAGAGCAACGGAACCACGCACATGATGTGGCCGTTGCTTCCCAAGCGGCGATTGACACGATGACGGCGTTGATAGATCGCCTTGATCTCCCCGAACAGGAAACGGAGAAATGATATGGGTATGCAATATGACGTTAAATCGCAATATGCGATTGCGTCGGGCTTAGTCCTACCATTCCGAACTCGTGTAAAAGCGTTTCAGTTTGGCGCTGCAACATCGAGTGCTGGAACAGTTGGGCTATACGACAATTTTGCAATCGCGGGTACATACGCTCGGTCAACTACTGTTGCAACGGTTACAGCGGCTAGACACGGTTTGATTGTTGGCGACTGGGCATTTATTGATTGGTCTGGTGGAACAAACCCCACTGATGACTTTTACCAAGTTGCGACGGTAGTAGATGCAAATACGTTTACGGTAGCGGTTGCCAATACAGGAGATGCTTCTGGTGTTGCAACTGTTTATAACGATGTGCTTGTGATTAGCACGGTTTCAACCGGCAACGACGTATTTAATATTATCCCCGGCGAAGGTATCTTGGCTCAAAATGGGGTACGTGTTTTCCTAGAAAATAGTGTCCCATTAACCGTCTACTACGGGTGATCCATGCAAAATGAAAAAGGTTACACGTTGGCAGGCAAGAAGATCTTCTTCGGCATACCTGCTTACGACCACAAAGTTTCACTCAAACAGGCTATTTCTTTGATGCGGTTCGCGCAAGATGCACCGCCTCATGGTATTCAGGCTGCTGTAGGAAGTATTTGTGGGTGTTCCGTGGTATCACGGGCACGTAATCTTTTAGTTGCAGACTTCTTGGAGTCTGACGCAACGGAACTAATGTTTATTGATGCGGACATCAACTTTGAGCCGCAAGACATTTTCCGGCTTTTGGCTTGGGTATCCGAACCTAACATTGGGATTGCTGCTGGCATTCCTTGTGCTCGTAAGGTTGAGAAGACCTACATAGTTACCCTTGATGAAGATGACGGTAAAGTCATTATGAACAACATGGGGCTGGTACGAGCCAAGCGGGTTGCCACGGCTTTTATGATGATCAAGCGCAAAGTGCTAGAGGATCTGGTGGCTAACAATCCTCAGTGGTCCTACTGGGACGATAAGACTGAGCGCACTTTATCGGCGGTCTTTGACTTCATGGTCAAGGATAATTCTTACGTTGGTGAAGACTATCTATTCTGTGACCGCGCCCGCGAGATTGGGTATGAGGTCTGGGTAGATCCCACCATTAAACTGGGCCACATGGGAACCATAGAGTACGCAGGCGACTTTGGTAAGGAAGCCTTTTACCCCCGTCTGGTCCAA